TTGAAGATGATATTCATATCTCAAGACATGAGCCAACAAGTGCGGGTGAATACTGGCGCGAAGGTTGTCAGCGTATCATTAACTACACTATAGAAAACAACCATCAACACGCATTTAGAGAGCTTGAGCGATTATGCAAAGGACAACGAATGGATTTTATGGTTTGCTGCCAACTGGCTTGGGATGAAATCAAAGACAGAAAAGGCACACTTGGTGGTGATGGTGTTTTTTATAAGGAATAACCCTTACAAACAACGGTAACTGTAAGTTGTCCGTTTGATTTGGGTTGTTAGGTGCTAATACATAGGAGAGAGAGAATGACAGTAGATGAGTTAATTAAAAAGTTAAAAGAGTTCAATGGTGACGATATTGTGGTGTGTGAAGCCGATACGGGTGGTTGGGATAATGTTGAATTCGTTTACAAGGGCAGTGGAATGATAAACATTGTTTTTGGTGGCGGCTCTGCTTTTAGTGATGAGTAGCGCAACCTAACCGCAGCGATAAACGGCAAACGCGCTAGTGTTTGTCCGATTTGATTGCATTGTTATGTTTTTACATTTACGGAAAAGGGATCGTTATGAGAATAAGTAAAAAACAGTTAAAGCTAATTGAGCTTGTTGAGAAATGCAATTATTTGCTTCTTAGCGAAATCAATAAGCAAGAGTTTCCTGATTCAATGATTAATGCCTTAATAAATAAAGGGTTACTATTTGAGCATGAAGGCGCAATAGCCAGTGCGACATTAGAAATAAAAATGTAAAAACATAACATGGTAGTTAATAGGCGGTGAGCTTTAGCGAGTCGTCCTTTTAACGTAGTGTTATATAAACCACAAAAAGAGAGAAAAATGCAACTAGGAAAAATAAAACTAAGGCCATACCAAGCCGATGCAGTTGATAATGTCATTAGTCACATTCGAGACTGCTGGACAAAGAAGGTTTTTGAGCCTGCGATTGTGAACGCTTATGTGGCATCAGGTAAAAGCTTGATGATAGGCGCAATTAGCGCTTATGCATCATCAAAAAATAGACGTGTTTTGATTTTGGCTAGGCAGGTTGAGCTTGTTGACCAAAACGCTGAGAAGTGCTGGCTTATGGATTGCAGCAACAGTTTGTTTTTAGCTAAGCCAAAACCTAGATCAACTCACTTCCCTGTTGTTGTATCAACCGAAGGGACGACGGCAAACGCGCTAAACAAGGAGTTCAAAAGCTGGTGTCCTGATATTATTTTGATTGATGAGTGCCACATGGTTGATTGGCGCGACGTTATGACAAAGGCGAATACTCAATACGGTAAGATATTAAAACACTTTCAAGACATGAACCCGCTTGTTGCTGTTGTCGGGTTTACTGGTAGCCCTTACCGTGGCGTTGAAACAATCATGGGTCAATACTGGCAAAAAGAGCTTGTCACTATTGATATGACGTATCTTATTGATAACTCGTTCATTGTGCCAACCATTTTTGGTTTACCAGATTTTGAGTATGATTTAAGTGAATTCGATCAGTTTAATGAGTTAGGAACCGCTGATTTTAGCAAGGCCGAGCTTGATAATATGGCTCATAAAATAGAAGAGGAAACAACGCTAACTGACCAGATTATACGCGATGTTGTTGAGCACACTAAAGACCGCAACGGCGTCTTAGTTACGTGCGCGAGCAAAAGCCACTGCGAGCAAGTTGTTAAGTATTTACGCCACTTTAAACAGACCGCTTGTATTATCACGGGCGACACGCCAAGCGATGAGCGCGAGCGTTTATTAAACCAAGCTAAGGCGGGCATGGTTAAATTTGTTTGTCAAATTGGATGCTTAACAACTGGCGTAGACGTTCCTCTTTGGGATACCAGTGTTATATTAAGGCGCATTGGCTCACTGACATTGCTTGTGCAATTGCTAGGGCGAGGGATGCGACTGTTAACACCAGAGCTGAAAACACAAGGATATTCAAAACATGACCATTTAGTTTTAGATTACTCTGGCACAATGGACGCAATGTCTGAGTTATTCAACAATCCGATATTAGAAGAAGCTCAGCTTAAAATAGCCGAGAAAAAACAGGAGTTCATTGACTGCCCCGCCTGCGGAACACAAAACAGCACGCACGCAAAAAGATGCATGGGCGTTAGCTCCACATCAAAAGATGGTCGATGTGAGTTCTTTTTCTCAGAGCCTATTATTTGCCCTAAGTGCCAAACACCAAACAGCTCAAACGCTAGACAGTGCCGTGAATGTCGATGTGAACTTATTGATCCAAATCTCAAGCTGTCTGGTAAACATTACTCCGATAATGATTTTATTGAAGTTAAAAAAATGAGTTTAGTTTTAACTAAAAATAACGGCATTGTTGTCAATTTTGATTTATCGCCGAAGCAAGACCAAGAGCAAACAAAGAAAGCGACTTTGTTTTTTAATCCTCAAGGAAGCCAAGGCGCTAAAAAAATGTGGAAACATAACTTCGTGGATCGCTTTGTTAACTGCGAAACAACACGAAGAAGAGTTATGAGCATGAACCCAGCGACAGCAGTGAAAATGCAAGCTATGTTTGCCACGCCAACACATATCACAGCAAGAAAAAACGACAAAGGTTATTTTGTAGTTCACGGCCTTTGGTTTAAAAACCGCAAACTAATGGGCAACAAAGATGTGAGTAGAGATGATTAAACGAACTGAAAAAATTGAGCGTATTTTTGACAGGATAAAAAACCGAAAAACTGAAATAACCGCAAGTAAAGTGGATATTACCGAAATAACATCAGACATAATGGATATAGGCGCTTTAACATCAACGCCAGAAGTGGCGCATGAAACAGAAGCGAAAAAGGAAGATAGAGAACACAAAACATTCTTTTGGCTTTGTGTTTGTATTTTTGTCGCGCTTGTTATCGCGTTTGCGGAGAACTACAAATGATTATACAAAAGAAAAACAAAGCAGGGCTTGATGTGTTCTACCTTGAAAACCAAACGCAATTAAAAAACTGCCAATCTGAAGACGTTGAACAAATGCAGTTCACTTTTGATTTGCGATATAACTACCCTGACCTGCTTTACTTGCACCCAGTTAACGAAGGCAATATCCCAGTTAATTACAGAGATAAACTTCTTAAAAAAGGATTGCTTCCTGGCGCAAGTGACATAATCATATTAAAACCCAATAGACACTTTAGTTATTTAGTCATTGAGCTAAAACGCCAGTGTGTTAGCAAGTCAAAAATAAGCCAAAGCCAAAAAGAGTTTCTTGAGTCAGTTAAAAATCAAGGCGGTTTCGCTTGTGTTGCTTACGGTGCTTCGGCTGCGGTTTTTATTGTTGAAGAGTACCTAAATAACCGTTTGACTTTTGTTAGTTAGTTGGCTATTGTCACTTAGATTTAAACAAAAAGAGAGAAACTATGATTTTTAAAAATGTAAAATCTTTCAACAGAAAAGAATTAACTAACGAAGAATACCACGCTGAAGAATACCGCGATTATCTGAGTGGGTCTTACCTATTTAAATTATTTGACGACTGCCCAGCTGCTGCAGAATTCGCAGAGCACAAAGAAACGCAAGCTTTACATTTTGGCACTGCTGCTCACACTGCTTTTTTAGAGCCTGAAGAATTTGAAAAAGAATATTTTAGAATACCTTGCGCAGAAGATTACCCAGACGCTCTACCCACTGACACAGCAATTAAAGCTTATTTAAAAGACCTTGGTGTAAAAGGTTACACTACTAAAAAAGGTCAAGAGCTATATTCGCTGGTTGCCAAATGCGATCCAAATAAAAAGTGCTTAGCTGATATTGTGATGCTTGAAAAGCAAAAAAACGAAGGTAAAGAAGGTTTAACCGCCAAGGTATATGACCAGGTTATGTTGATGCGTGACACTTTGTTTGCCGACCCTAGCTACGCTGAATTTGCTGGTGGCGACATTGAGCTTTCAATATTTGCTGAGGTTAGTCTTGATGATGGCGTTACTTGGAATAAATTAAAGGTTAGACTTGATATGTTTAATAACGGTCAAATCACTGACTACAAAACAACAGGGGACGCAAGTCCTGCTGAATTTGGTAAATCTGCACATCGTTACGGATACTGGCCTAAAATGGCTATGCAATATGATTTGGCTTGTGCATTAGCGGATAAAGAGCTTTACTTGCCTATACTGCTGGCTCAATCAAAAAACAGCCCGTACATTGCACAAGCTTACCGCATGTCAAAAGAGCAGATTGATAGCGGAAGGGAGCAATACCAATCCGCTATACGAGTTTACAATGAGTGCCAAAAATCAGGGTTCTGGGCGTACGGCGGTGGCGTTCAGGAACTTCAAACGCCACCATGGTTACAACAATAAAACCTCGGCGTCAGTTAGGTTTGTATCATAAAACTTAACGTCATATATATGACCATTCCAAGCCCTAGAAGTAAAATCATAGTTATTACCGATTGCAACTTTTAGGGTTTCATCTAATGTGAACGGTGTAACCACAGCAACTTCCGCGCTCTTAATTCCATTCAAATAAATGTAAATGCTACTGCCGTCATAAGTAAAAACAAATGAGTTTTCACCTTCAAGAACAGCTGTAGAATCCACGGTTGCGCTTCCGTAGGTAGCTATTATGTCACCGTTAGATGATCTAAACCTTGGTTCAAAACCGCCTTGCACGCTAAGTAAAGTATCAAGGTTACCATTGCTGTATTTATTTGATAGTCTCGTTGTTTTCAGTGCTATAGTAAAAGGAAAATCACCACCGACAAAGTTGTTCAAAATATCAAATGACGCTATATCGTGAGAGCGAGTAACTGTTGAGCCAGTTGTGGGGATATAGCTAGTTGCCGCGCCAACTTCCTCAAATTGACAACCCCAAATATATAGCCCGCTTACGCCATCACCAGTGTAGCTCGTATTCAAGCCTTCGGTTAGTCCAAAGTTGGCTTGTCCTAAGTTGTTATCGACTACAGTTAAATTATTAACCTCTAGCGAAGCTCTAAACCACCCATTAGACAATTTTGTAACCTTGGTTGCGCCAGAAAACGGCTCTGATAGGACATTACCATTGCTCGAATCTATGATTGAAGTATAATCACTACCGCCTAGGTTATCTAAATATAGTCGCATGTTCCTATCGGCCCCAACATTGTAAGCTTTAAAGAAGCAGCTCAATGAATAATTACCGCCATTACCTATTGCTACATTTATCTGCCTCACCCCTCTTGAGCTCGTCTGAGTGTCTTCAATTACAATATCAGCGGTGGTAGTGCCGTCAGGAGATTCAGTTGAATTGGTTGTTACACTGCATCTATATTTACTCCATGCTGGCTGATGTAATGCTTGAGAATCAGTTAGTAAGTTAGTGCTACTTTGCTCAAAAAGCCATCCCGCACTCTCTTCTCTTGGTTCATCTATCGAAGCGCTAGCAACTTTTCCGTATTTGTTAATATAAGTTGCCGTGCTTGCTCTTGTGAAAGTGAGCGAACCATCAAGCGTATCAACAAGCTTGTTTTTCTTTAATACATGAGCAATCGGGTTTTTAATTAACGCTGTGTTTATGTCAAAACTGTCAACAATATCAGTAACTATACCGTTTTCTACGGTTATCAATGACGGGTTTGAAACAGTTGTATCAAGTGGAGCACCTTGCCTTCCCCAATCACCAATCACACCGCTTTGCTTTGTTCTTACATACGAATACTCAAGATTAGATTGGATTGGATATAAAACTTGATGAGCTGCATCACTATTCCACGCCATGGTTTGAATAACCGAGCCGCCAGGAATAACGCCAGCAGGCAAACCAGTCGCACTACCACCAAGCCTATGGATCATTGTTTTATTTGTTTCTAGTGCTGCATTAGTCATTAAATCATCAACATTGCCGTCAAATGTACCGTTTTCGAGCTGCTGGTCTTTAATGAAAACCTGTTCAGGAATTGAAATGTATTTATTAACAACGCCGTCGCTAAACGTTGGAGCCATGCTTACTGCAGAAACAGTTTGAGCGTTAGTCATATCAATACCAGTAGCATCTGTTCGAATATGACTGTTGATTGTCGAGTTAATTAAATTTCCGTTGACTTCAATTGCTTTGGCGTTTGTGTTAAGCGTAGTTGCTGACAAAATACCAGTCGCTTGAAGCATTTCTGAATTGCCATTTATTTCAATGTTAATTCCGTTGATATCTTCAGTTGCGCCGTTGTTGCTTAATCTCAAGTCACCATTGATTTGAGCAAAATTAAAATCAGTATCAGAGACAATGCAGCGCTTAATGCAATCCATATGCACGTTAATATACCAAGCGCCGATTTTGCCTGCGCCAATGGTTCTTATGCCATAGTCACACCCTATTAACTCGCCGTCATTTAAATAAACAGATTCTATTGAGCGCTCCGCTTGCATCAATAAAAGTGTGTTGGCTCTTTGCATCATCAACTGATTAGCATTAATAGCTCTGATAATATCAATGTTGAGGTTGGTGTTTACAATCTCGATTGAAGCTGTGTTTACATCATTTTGCGCTGCTGTTTGCCCGCCGTTTCTGAAATAGACATGATTAAATACGAGCCCGCCTGTTTCAATAGCAACAACATGCCTGCGCCACCAGCCTGTTTGCTCCGCTTCGACTTCAACGTTGTTCATTACAAGCATGTCAACACCGCCAGAGATACCAGTTAGACCTGTAAATGTCACCTCAATTGCTGTGCTTGTTGTGAACCCTGCGCCGCATATAATGCTAAAGTCATTTAGAGTTAGTGTTGACGTTGAAATTCTATCATATTCAATTAACTTACCGCCATCAGCGCTTGTTATTAGCGTTGTGACACCGCGACCAGCACCGCGGATGTTGGCTTCTACATTACTGATTAGGTCTGTTGAGTTTGGATCAATTAAATGCTCGCCACTTGGCAATATAACATCATCTTTCCTGCCTGCGTTTAATGCTCCTACTGCGACATTGTAAGCGTTAGTTAAACTTGTCGATATATCAGCAAGCGCAGCAAGCTTTATGTCACCCATAAGCCGCCATTGATTGCCGTTAGCGTCATTCAATAGCGCGTCATTTAATTGTTCTGGGGTTTGACTTGCTGTTTGCCCCGTCACTCCATTTTGAACCCATTGAGACTGGCCACCATCACCACCTACAGAATATCCGTTTATATTTAGCACGGTATCTGCGCTGAATACTTGAGTGTTAGAAACAAGGGATACAACTGTAAAGCCATAGAACAAGTTGAATTGCTCAGACAAATAGCCATAAGGAGTTACAGTAACATCATTCGGAGGTGTTCCGATTGTTACTGTTGGATCCGTGCTTGTTAAAAGCGTTTCGAATGAAGTAGCAAAAGCAACGTATGTATCAGCAGATCGTCGTGCTCTTTGAACTGCGTCTCGCAAACCTTCAATAGTGTATATTGTTGTAAACGGTTGAGCCGTCACAGTGGCATGAGGCCAATTCTCGGCAAGCGTTATTTCTAGCGCAAGGCCAGAGCCACTAACCGCTTCAACTGGCGGAAAATTATCTATAAAAATAGCAGTTCCGCTGGCTATTTCAGTTGGATCTCTTGATGTTGGATCAAGCACTGTAATTGTTACGTTTTTAGAGCCGTTGTTTACTGAGCAAGTGCCCGTTATAAATCCGCTGAATGCTGCCATTGATTAACCTGCTTTATAAAATACTGCAATTTGTTTAACTTCTGTTGTACTACTAAATATAACATTTTCACGCGCCTGTGCCACTGTGTATGATTTTAAATCATCTGGATTTGGCTGCCTCATACCTTTTCCAGCAATTGAACTAGTGCAGATATAGTCGCCTTTTTCTATATTGCCACCCTCTCCGCACACATTAATCATGCCTTCGCCAAGCGCGTTAAATGTTATTGCTTGATACTGCTGGTAATCATCAAGATTTAAATCTTTCATTGCTGCAGGTCTAGTGATTTCATCTAATACTTGCTGCTGAACAAAAACACCCGCAACGTTTTTTTGCATAGCTGAGCTTGATAACTCATTTGTCATTATCGCATCGGAAACACCGCTGCTAGCAATAAAATCAACATCAACAATAATGTCGCCTTGCTCAGCAGAAAACGTACTTTTATCAACTAAGCCGTCATGGCCGCCAGTAAACGGACCATAACTGCCAGAGCCATTATCCGCGTAAAAGTCCCAAGTACCACCGCTCGACCTCACGCCTGCAAAAGCGCTTGTTTCAATTACTTTCAGACCAGCTTGAACTGGTTTTGTTGTTGACCCAGACTCTATCAGCATTCCTATGTCAGAGGCCGCGGTAGTGTGTATACAAGTATAACCAGGCGTTCCTATTGACAAAGCTCTGTTGAAACCACCGCCAATTTTTACGCAAGTGTCATTTGTATCTGTAGAGAAGATAGCACCTAATCCAGCGCCGCCTACGCCTTTAATCCCTGCCCCGCCAAAAAACCCGCTGTCTGTACCAGTGTAGTTTCCGATAACCGCCGCGCCGCTTGGTGAGTTGTCAGTTAGTGAGCCGTTGGAACTATAATCGCCGCGAATTGCACCACCGCCAAGTGATCCAGAGTCGAAGTTAGACTCAGAGTACATAGGAATTGATATACCAGCTGTGCCGAATGTTGAAACTGTTCCACCCTGCACAGTTCCGCCGAATATAGTCGCGCCCGTTATTGTGCCTGTGGCCGTTATATCTTCTGCAAATATTTCATCAGCTAAGATGTCATTAACAAGAATATTCCCAGCGGAAACCGTGTTTGCGGCTATCTTGTCGCCAGTTATAGTGCCTGCAATTAAGTTTAGGGCGGCTATAGTAGCAGCTTTAATGTGAACACCTTCAATTTGGTCAGCTAACAAGTGCCTTGTTAATATCGTGTCACTTGCTATTTTTTCAGCTATAACAGCATCGGCTAATATTTTATCTGACGTTATAGTGTTTGCGCTTATCTTGTCTGAGACAATAGCATTTGTAGCTATATTGTTTGACTGGATCGAGAAAGCAACAAGCCTGTCAGCGTTAACACTATTAACAAGTATTTTATCGCCTGTGATTGTGTTTGCCGCAATCTCGTTTGCTGTTATAGATTCTGCTACTATCTTATTTGCGTTAAGCGTGTTTACTAATATGCGATCGCCGTTGATTGAGTTGACGAACATTTTTTCAGTAGTTATCGCGCCTGCTAATATCTTTTCAGCACTGATTGCGCCTGCTATTATTTTTACAGCAGTTACACTATTTGCCTGTAGTTTTGGTGTGCTAATTGAGTCATCGCCAATGTCTACAGTCTGGATTGGGAACCTATCATCAATTTGTGAAAGGTCACTGTCTAGCTGAGCTAGATCGGAATTAATCTGTGGTATTGTAACCGTATTTAATTCATTGATCGCGATAGTGTTATCACTTAACTCAGAATTAATCTGCGGTATTGTTACCGTATTTAGTGTATCTAAATCATCACTTAAAGCACTTAAATCTAAATTTAGTTGTGCTATCTCTTCGTTTCTTGTTTCAGATTCAGCTTCGATATTCTTTTCATTAACTAAGTTTTCAATACTGTTTATTTCATCGCCGAAAACATCACTGACTGACTCAACAATAGTGGCCCAGTCGGGTTTTATATCTTCAAGAGCTGATAAATCAATATCTCCAACAATGTCAATTATCTTTTGCCCGTCAGTTGTTGAAACTGAAGCGTTGACCCAAGCAGAAACGCCGAAAGCGTTAACTGTTCTTGCGTAAACGGTATATTGGGTGTCAGCCTGCAATCCCGTGAAAACAGCAGTGGCTCCGCGAGTTACCACGTCCGTTGAATCTAGCCCGAACTCAAATTGATTTCCTAAAATCAAATCGCCGCTTAAAAAGAATGGTTCGGCGTTTATATCAAAGTCGCCTGGTGTTAAATTAATGCCGTCTGGCGGCGCTGGTAATTGAGCATTTAAAACTAAAGTTGCGGGCGCTGAGGTGTAACCCGTTGTCGATACTGCGTAAACTTTTATCGTATAGTTACCGACAGAAACTAACGGCAAGCTTGTTGACTTGGCTCGTTCTTCTTTAGATATTATTATTTCGCCATCGCTATCTCGCACTATGTCAATTCGATAGTAACGAACAAAACCATCTGTGTTATATGTCCAACTTAAAGCGCCTAGCGTTGCTAGCGTTTCGTCGAACGTTAAAAGCAAGTTATCTGGCGCAAGTATATTATTTGGATCGCCGAGCCATGAGCCGCCAACTTCATCGTCATAATCAAGACCAGCCCACGGGTAAGCTGTTGAATTATGCTCAACACAAGAAACCTTTACTAAGCCATCTGGTCTTTGCTGTAGCGTTGATACTCTGAACGGCTTTTCTATCCATCCTCTACTTTCATCAGTTACGCCAATAATATCAGCTGCTTGCAGTTTTATGGCTAGGTAAGTCGCTGTGAATGTGCAAGTTCCGTTATCGCGAGAAACTTTAACAGCTGTTTCAGCCATTCTCAGCGCTTCGGCTTTTTCTGTTATTCCTGGGTATGTTAGTTTTTTATCTAAAACAACACCATTATCCTCATTGAGCCATTGAGTATATAGTGGATCGCTTTGCGCTGGATAACTAACAATATCTTTTTTGTATCTATTTCGTTTATTTGTGAACTCAACTTGACATCGGTTTAAACGACTCCGCTTTCTTGATCCTTGGCTTTGTACGTTCCCAACAATATTTGAAGAGTCAAATATCATTACTGGATCGCCTGCGCCCTCGTTGACAAGTTTCATCTTGCCGCCCTCTAGCAGCATGAACCCACGGAACTGACGAAGCATTAAGCCAACGTTATCAAATATCGTCTTGTTGGTATCAACTAAGTGATTAATTGTAAAACGGTTTACTTGCAAAAACTCATCAGTTTGAGTATAGATAGGCTTTGGTCTGCCGTACTCTGGTGACTCTGGCGGTATTGGGTAGCCTGGATCACCAGGGTATAAATAAGACGTCTCAATAACGCTAGCTGTAGAGTCTTCTTGCTCATCAGCGTAATTTGCTGAGTCAACAAATGACTGAATGATCAAGTCATTATCAACTAGGCCTTTTGAAAATATGGGGTCCTTCAAGTAATCCATTACACAAAGAGCGGGGTTTTCGCTATATTCGGTTAGCGTTGTTCTTGGGTCATATACTTTACGCCCCCGAATCCTAGCTGTGATTTTGGGTATGCCGCGCCAAACTGTTTGATTTTCGTCTTGCTCAAGTCTTATATAACTGTAAGCAACAGAACGCAGGCGGCTTTCTGTTGTGGCGTTGTTGAAGTTGGCTAAAACATCTGGGTCAACTGCTTGCGTGTCAGAGCCTAGATGATGAGTGACTGTAAACCACTTTCCGCCGCCTTCTTTGTTGAATCGTTGATCGCCTTCTTTGTACTCGTCAAAAAACAATTCGTCAACCGAGTCAATTTCACCAGCGCACCAAACTACAAGTAAGTGTAAGTATTCATTGTAAACACCGCCTGGGCTATCAGTGACATTCCTATCAACAATAACACCGCCAATTTCACGGGTACCATAAACAATAGGGATTTCAATATTTGAGCCTTGGCGCTGAATTGTTAAAGGCTGCTGATCCTCATCAAAAAGACCTTCAAACCAAAGGCGGATTTTTTCACTTAAAAAATCACCTTGGCTTTTTTCAAATATTTCAGTTATATCTCGTTCAGATTTGCCTTCAAAAACCTTTAGTGGATCTGCAATATCACGTAAACCCATTATTCACCGCCCCACTTTAGATCTTCTTTTATATCTTTTGAATTAATGAACCCAGTTTCGTTTGGGTAAACCCTGCGAATACTATCATGCGTTGTGGCTATTCCATTTTTACGCTCGAAGTCTGTCCAGTAGCTTGATACTGTTATTGTCACTATTCCGCGCTCAGCGTCGTTTATAGCTGTTCCAGTGATAAGCCATTTGCCCATATTTATTGGATCAGGTATCACTTGCCCCGTCACTGGATCGATAATAGCTTGGTTTATAAAAACCTCACGGTTTAACTGCTCATCATTTAGTAATATAGCTATGATAGATTGGTCTGCCGCTGAGAATGTAATCGGAAGCTCAATGGCGTTTATCTTTGATTCTTTTTTTATAGTGTCAACACCAAGCAACAAGCCATTAGCTAAATATGTTGCGCCAGAGTAATCAACATCAATCGAACCGTCATTCATATATAGGGTATTTGAGCCGCTGAACCTAATTTCAACTAGATAGCAAACCGTGTGAGAACCACTCAATGCAGCCTCAACAGCTGGGGTAAGTGTAAGCATTATAATGCCTCGACGAAATTAAACGTAAATGACTGTGGTTGTCTTGCGCTTGCTGATCGAAAGCTAGCGGCGTTGGCGCAAATAACCGTGAATTCAGGGTTGAATGTCACAGCCTCGCCAAGAGCAACGTCACTAACTAGATTTGGAAAAAATGTAACCGTGTTAACGCTTATCGCCATCACCATGTAAACCTTGGTGTGACCTGCGAACGTAAAATAATCACCCTCTTGCACATCAGTAACATTATTTAAATCTATTGACGTTGCGCCAGTTGTAATTACATTGAGCGTTGTTGTGTCGGCTGCGTTTGACTGACCGAAAACAGGCAAAACAAATTCGTTTGGGATTGTTCCTCCTTCAAGGCCAACTTTCCAAGCCATAGCTTTCTTTGTGTTGTTTTCGCCAGTTGCTTTGTCAATTGTTGTCACAATGCAATCTAAATCAATATCCCAACGCTGAGCAAGCCTGCGTCTAACGTGAGTAATTAAGCCTTGACTTTCACTTGATACTGTCGGGACATTACTTGTCACGCTCATGTTTTGAATATTGAAATAACTAGGAAATAAACTCATTATAATTGCTGACCTTGCTCTCTCATTACCTTTGTCATTACATTATATATTGTATCCTGACTCCGCGCTATTTGAGTATTAAAGTCTGTGGCGTCAAGCGTTGACACTTGAATTGTTACATTCGCGTTTTGCTGAATAGAGCCGCCGCCTTTTTTCATGTCTGAACTTTTAACAACACGGCCATTGGTCATTGGTCTTAAATACTCTTTGCCGCCGCTTCTGAACTGGAATCCTTCTATGCCTGCCTCGTTGACGGGGTAGATATTACCCGCTTTAACAACGCCACCTTGAGCGCGACCGCTATAGCTAGTTGAGTTTATTTTTGCTATCTGCGCAGCACCAGAAATACCAGCCGCAGCCATCGCCACGACAGCAGCGGGCCAAGGCGTTAGTGTTGACGCATTAACAATTGCCAATGCTGTACTAATAGCGGCTTGCGCCATAGCAAACTTTTTCCAAGTTTTAAATGATTGCTTGCCTTGCGCCTCACTAAGCTCAGTCATTGCGCCGAAGAAATCGCCCCAACCTTGTAGTTGATTCTGAGCAGACATTAATCTGTTCTTTTGCTCGTCTTTTGAGATCTGCGTCATTCTGGCTTCATGATTAGCGTGAGCTTCTTCCTTGGCTCGCATAATCTCAGCGTTTTTCTCACCTAGGATGGCTTCGGCTTCAGTTATAACCATTAAGCGCTCAGCGTAAAGTCTCCTTTCTCTTTCGGCTGGGCTTTCACCTTCATTTAAAATAGAGTCACGCTGGTTTTTGAAGCGCCTTAGAATCCCTAGTATTTCCTCTGAGTCATCATTAATAACCTGAACATTAAACGGATCTCCTGCGCCAAAGCTTCCGAATTCACCTTCCTGAACACCGCCAGCTTGGGACACCCTGTCACCGCCGCCACCAAAATCAATTGGTGCAAATGGCGTTTGCGCTCCAGTAGAGCCACCGCCGCCTGTTGCCGCTGGCTGAGTTGTCGCTATCTTGTTTCTGATATTAAAAACTTCTTGGGCTGCTGCGCTTTCTTCTCTTAGCTGATTGATTCTAGTTTCGTTTGTTTTTATTTCAGCAGCCCAAGCTGCCGCATTTTCTTTTTGTCTCTTTTTTGCTAAAGCTGCGGATCTGCCTGTTGCAGTTATTCTCTGATTTATCTTTTCGTTTAATTCTTCATTTCTTTTAATTAATTTATCTAGCTCTTGCGCTTCTTTTGATGCGACCTTAACAACGCGCCCACGGCGATCCAGTTGTTCGCCAATAATGTCGGCCACTCGTTGATTTGCAGCTTGTGCGTCTTTGCTTTCTTTTACGCCTTTTGTCATTTCAGAGAAAAACGCCGCAATACTAATTGACGCATCATTAAAAGCAGGGATTAACGGGCTTAACGCTTCCGCTAAGAACGTTTTGAATGAGTTTGTCGCTAAACCCATACTCCCGCTCAGCTCTTTATATTCTCTGAATGTGTCAGCGTCTATTCCGCCAGACAGTTGTTCAAATTTCTTTGTGAGTTTGTCAAGCTCTGCGCCGTTGTCAGAAAACAACGGAATGAGTTTTGATAAATCACTACCCATAGACTCAAGAACGAACGTCATTTGAGCGCCGCTTATCTCGGCTTTTTGCATTTCAGAAACAAGGAATTGGATCGCTTGAGGGCCTGCCAAATGCTGAAGTTGATCGGCAAGTATCGCGCCTTGCTCACTTGTCAACTTCATAACGTCAACATAATCCTGAAATGGTCCTGAGCCAACGGAGGCAAACTCACCGAGCTTGTCACTCATGTCTTTTGTTATGTCTGCAAACTGCTCGCCCGATATTGTGTATTTTTCTGTGGCAAATTGAATAGCTTGGAATTGCTCAATAGTAACGCCCGCTTGACGCGCCATAACTTCAAGCTCTTTCGCTGACGTGCCAATAGCCGCAGCAAAAGCTGTGAATGCAACAGTAGCAGCACCTACCGCTTTAGCAACACCACCAGCAAGAGCCCTTATTCGAGCAGGGTTAAACGCCCTTCTAATACCTTGGCTTGTTTCGTTTAGATTGCTATTTAAATCATCAAGACGCTGGTCGATCTGGCGAACACTTCTAAGCATTCCACTTGCATCAACTTCAACTTCCCAAAATACTGAGCCGACATTCTCACTCATAATCTACGCCTTACGAAATTTTTACTATCTTCTTTTGCTTTTGGTTTATCTTTTTGAGTTTTTGCATGACGCTCTCTAGCTGCTTTAATTATTGCTAGATTTTTTTGCATGTCTTCTTGAGTTGGCATGTTTGACTTTTTGCTGTCTTCTGGAAATAAAGCATCAATTGCCATTTGAAATTCTGGCATTGTCAATTGCCACGCATCTTTTGCACTTAGCTTTAAATGCGCTATTGCCGAAGCAACAAATTCACTTACTTTAAAGACAAAATTATCACGCTTATCTGAAAATCGAGCAGCGTTTTTACTTCTTTCAGTCTCAATGCCGTTTATGCCGTATCTGATAAGATGTTCAGCAATAACAATTAAGTCTTGCCAGCAAACTTCTTGCTCGTTAAATACAAGCTTTCCAGTCCATTCAGATCCAACAATGTGACCTAAACCAACTATCTCATCATCACAGCAACTTTGAATAATCAAAAGCGCCGTTGATATATCTAAAACGCTAACTAAATGCGGCTCAAACTGAAGTCTTAACTTAGCTTGGTTAGCCCAGTTCGCTATAGAAACAAGACTATCACCTTCGCCTATTTGAGACATAGCAACGAATGACGGGCGCAAAAGATAATCACGCCCGTTTATCGTTAAACCAACTTCGCCAATAGCTGTGTTAACTCGCATTTATGGCGCTGGAATATCGGTAAACACTGGTTGACCAATGCCTTCCGCTTCCATACTGAATGTAGCCTCAGCGTCATAAGGCGCTTCATAGTCAAACGTGGTTAATAGTACTGGATAGCTTAACGTCTCAGTAGCGCCGCTTTCTTCAGGGAAAGTAACACGGATCCACGCGCAAGGCTGCCCAGTTGTCGGAGCGTAAAAATACTCACGAACTGCTTTAATGTTAGACGCGGCAGCTTTTAAAACAACACCGTCAGTGCTAATTGATGTTTCAATGTAGTCTGCAATCTTCTCGCGGAAAGCCCCAAGGCTTGAGCGATTAGTTACATCAACAGAACCCCAAGAGCCAGAAATGCTAAGCCCCCGCGTACCGCCAAGTGTTAGCCAATTAGTTGTCGGCTCGGTGTCCGATGGCGTGTCTATATAAATCTCAATAATGGCATCTCTGCCGATCCAAGCACCGTTTTCTGCTGCCATAATTTTTATCTCGCTGTTTTCAATTGAATTGTAAATGTATACATTGGGCGTCCGCTATCAGAGTAGTTTGGCCCCGCGACCTCGACAAGAGGTATAATACCAATGATACAACCTTGGCTGTAATTGTCCAAAAAATAGTTAAATATAGACTCAGACGCATTAGCCACGTCAATTCTATCTGCCCCTTTTGAACTCTCTATTCCATAAAAAACAAAATCAACCGTCGGGTTTCTGACGAAATGGTCAGAGCCAGATCCGCCATTAATACTGTATGCAATAGTTTTATTAGTGTATTTCGACTCATCAAAAAAGTGAGCTTGATCGTAATCAGTAACAAGACCACTACCGTCAATGAGTGCTTTTAAATCATCTAAAATCATACTCTCATGATCCTAATTACTGCTGCTCTTTGTTGCGCCTCGGTTTCTTCAAAACCTTTCTCTAAAAACTTCGGGGTTGCGCTTGGGTTATATCCGCCTCTTGGCTTACCTGGTGTGCCTGGGCGTTTTGGCCGCCAGTTCATATTATCATGCAAAGCCGCAGCGTATGCCTGAGTATATCCCGCCGTGCCAATTATCTTGCGCCCTTCTCGACGGGTATCACGAAAGCTTGAGTTAATCAGCAAACCTTTATCAATCGGCGTGTAAGTCATTGCTTTTGCCATGCCGATAATCAAGCTTTCTGTCACAGCTCGATTAGCTTTTTGCATAGCTTCATCATTAAAGAATCGGTTTAAACCGCGTCTTACTGAGTTTAAGCCTCTTATTCTTGAGCGTCTAGCCATGCTAACTCACAAAAATATCATAATCAGGAGTACCAATCATAGCGGCTGCTGTCGCAATTCTGCGCACCTGTCTAGCTTCTGTTGGTGGCTCCACGGCTGTTGACTCGCCAATTAATATATAATCACCCTCTTGCGCAAGTGGTGACTTTGTGTAAATTGCAAAAGCTGGTCTAAACTCACGGCCTTTTGAATCTGTTTGCAATGCTGTATTTGTAGTGTGCGTGCAATCAACCACGCCAATAATAGAATAACTACTATCACCGTTTACGTCGATCCCGCTCGCCCGCCAAATGGTAGCTTTATCTAAATTTGCAAAATAACCACGAACCAAACTCATTAGCAGAACCCGCCAACAGAAACCGCAAAACGCTCTGCGCTTGTATTTTCAATAACACCACTGACGCAACCGCTTTTATCTAAACTCAATACTTGACGGCCGTATGGCGTAGAAGCCAAGCCATTACCCATAGCAATGTCTTTAAATGAAATAGACTCACCCGTGGGCGAAGTCATTGAAGATATGCCACCAAAGTTAATTGAGTAAAGCATGTGAGCAACCGCGTTTTCTTAATAACCGCACAAACACATTCACTATAACCCGATCCAGCCATGCAAGCATCGGCCTCGTTAACTATGCAAATGTATTCTTGTATAGTGCAATCATCAAAACCAGCAGCTTGAGGATAAATCTTTTTTATATCATCTGGTGTTATTATCGCCGTCATTGCTTTTTTGTTTAAATTAGGTTACTTTGTATACATACTAGCACACTAAACAACAAAAGGAAAAACACCATGCCAGCAAAAAAGCCTCGTCGCGGTTCGGGTGGAACAAAGCCCAAATAAACTTATTTTTATCACTGAGCTTAAGTTATGTTTTAGTTTCAATATTCTACTTATGCTCAACGAAACTAACCGAGAACCAATATTATTTTATTGGTTCTTTATTCTCAATAATACTATTTTACTTTTGCGTTTATTTTATTGATATAAATAAAGGCATTAAATACAACTGGCGAGTTATACTGCTTGCTGTATTAGCTATAATTGATGCGGCATTTTTAGCGTCTTTTCTTATCTCATTCTTTTTTAACGGGATTTATGACCCGATACTATACTTATACTGGGAGTCTGAAATATCATGGAGGGTGATTTATTCGACTATTGAGTTGTTATTCATCTTGGAGCTGGCATATAATGGAATTATATATTTATATAGTTTTATCCATAATTGCTATTGCAATATGTGTAAACTCATTACTACGAATAATACGAAGGCTCACTGACTATGACTACAGGCTCGGAAGAATCATTGCAGATATTGCGGACTCAATTAGAAGCGATGATTGAACGCTACGATAGAGAAAGAGCTGAGGATAGAGCGGAAAGAAGGGAATTTGAAAGCAAGATAACTGAAGCCGTTCAAGACGTGGCGGCAGCGGTTAGCAAAATAGACATTTATCAAGCCGAGCAAAACAACATAAACGACAGAGTTACAACTCAAGACGCGCATATTCAAGCGATAGCCGAAGACGTGCGTGACCTGCAAATAAATCAAGCATCTCTAATAACAATGCGTGAAGAAGCAAGAACAATTAAAACAACACTCATAGGTTTTGTTTTAACAACAGTGCTAGGCGGCGCATTCGTTGGATACAATCAAGTTATAAAACCCAAAGAAGACGAAACAGCGAAAGCACTTATCAAGCTAGTTGAAAAACTTGATAAGTGATTTTTTATAGCACTTTAAATATAGATACGTCTGCCTCAGTTACATCGATGTTTTTATTGCCTGCTCCAGTATCGCCATTTGCAACATAAATACTGATATAATCCTGTGGATTAAGGTTGAATATACCTCGAAGACTTAAGCTTGACTCTTGCGAGTTCTGTATGCTTTTAATTGTCCATTGAGAAGATGTATTAAGCGGATCATCATTGTAACAAATCATAGCCCTTAAAAGGTCAGAACCGCCCGCGACTTTTTCAAGCACTATAGAGCCGTGAACTAAAATCTCGATTGGGCTTTCGGTTTCGTTTTTAACGTTTCCGTCACTATCAAAAGAGAGTTTGGCAGCGTCCTTTCCGATCCAGGATAGATCCGCCACCTTTACAAACACATCGGGCACGGCAATAGCAACCTCTACTGGCGTGTTTAATTTAGTGTCAACAGCCGTGTAAGAGTCACGCAAACCGCCATTATTGAAAAAATAATTCCTTATATCGTCAATAGTGCCGCCGCCAGCTATTGGTGTTAACCCGCCAGCAAACTTGCCTTCAGTGTAATTAAAGCGCTCATTCGCTACTGTGTTTGCGCTATTTGGATCTAGCATGACACCAGTGGCACCGCTCGGCGCTTGTATAACACACTGATTTATCTTCGCGTCACTAAGTAAAGAACCGCGAAAATCAAGCCCTATAAAAGCTGGGCTAGATGATTGCAGGTTAAACTCGCGTATAACAAACGTATTCCAATCCACGCCATTGAAATCAAATCCATTGTCAATATCAATAGAGCCGCAATAATTTATGCGAAGGTCATTCACATCAATAGTGCCGTAGCTTGTCGCATCAGCAAGTAGGAAATTATCAACAAAGCAATATTCACCGCCTGCGCCTGTTTTTAAAATATTAAAACACGGGGAATTAGGGCAAGCAACAATACCATTTTTAACTGATCCACTAGCGCCGTTAAATAATGGATCTGTGCCGAGGTAAAGAATAGCTAAACCAAACAACGGTGATCCTAGATCTAGTAAAGAGCCATTTAGATCAATAGGCAAGTCAAGCGTAATGCTACCAGTGCCGCCATATAAATAACGCTTGCCCGCAGTCAGTTGATATTTACCATCAACCACAACTGTATTTTGCTGAAAATCAAGGAGCGTTTTATATATAATTATGTTTTCTGCGTTGTCTAAATAATACAGTTCATAATCGCCAGGATCGGCAACAACTACACCCGTCCGACCGAAAACGCTATCAACTGCGCCAGTGCCGCCCGAGCTGGGCAGCGATTTAATAAATGGTTTTAAACTCATTTACGCCACCTGCACATTGACTGAGCCACCAACAAAGCTGTGGGCCCATAAACCAGAGTCACCACTATCGTTTTGTAGTGGTATCGATGGCGATCCGACTCCAACAGGCGAAAGAAAAACACCTTCTTTAGTTGTCAATGGCTCACTAGCTTTAACTGCAATAGTCACCCTTGTTGAACCTTTGTTATGTATGTTGACTTGCGTACCAACCGCTATCCCTGTAGCGGCATACAAATCCACCCACGCACCAGCAGGCAGTTCAACATCTGGTAAAGTATCAGCCATTTTAAAATCTCCTTTTTAGCATCCAGCCGACTCAACAGCAGTTAAATATGTAACAAATGGTGACTGCTTAAATGTTGAATTATTCACAGCCAATATCGTTTGTTTGTATCTTTCGCCGACAACAATTGCAAGCGCTGGATCTAATGATGCCTCGTAGTTGCCGCCAGAGCCAGTTGAGACAAGTGTTTTAGGCCACGACTCGCCAGCAACTAAATTGTCGCTTGAATCTCTCAACTCAACTGTAACGGTGGCATCATTATCTATAACATAGTCATTATCTCTTAGATTGTACAATGCAACTTCATTTGATGCGTTAACTACGAGACTCATAATTTAGACCTCAGTAATAGTATGAGTACCAATATTAACAGTCTGGCCTGTTGTGATTGATGTATTGTCAAATTGCAAATCACCAGTGCCCGCAGCTGTTGTTGAAACATCACCTTGACGTGTTGCTACTGTGCCACCTGTTTTAAATGCTCGATAGAATGTCGCCGTTCCAGTGCCAACAGCTGAAACGTCAGTAATGGCATTTGATGTCGCAACGCCTGCGACGGCTGGGGCAAATGCTGTAGCTGAATAATCATGCTCACTTAATAGTGTAGCACCGCCTAATCCCGCGTTTACGTCTGCGGGAATTGTTCCAGCATAAACACGCAAAAGACCGCTATTTAGTAAAGCCGCGCTTGCGTCTGCTGCTGCGTTCTTGTCTTCGTCTGTTCTTGATTGATCGCTCATTTTTTTACTCTCGCTGTGTAGTATGTTTTATTACTGACTTTAGCAGTATAGTAAGCTCTATTATCTATTTTAGCAGTATAGCCGCCATCGTAAATAATAATTTTTTCTCTGATTTTATCAATATTTGTTTGCGTGTTTGATATATCACCCGAGACAACAACTAAGCCACTAATTGAATCAGTGTTTATTTGCGACTCTGCAACGTTACCAGTTATCGGGCCACCTGAAACAGTTCCGAACAACTGCTCTGTTTGCTGCTGGCTTTCGCTTGCGTTACCAGAAACAGAAACGCCGCCGATAATTAATTCATTTTGAGTTTGGTTTTCTGAAGCTGAGCCTGATACCGAGACGCTACCGCTTATAATATCATTTTGATACTGCTGCTCAGTTAAATTGCCAAAAGTAACGTCACCGACTGCGCCGACCAAAGCATCAATGTTTGTTTGTGACTCTGAAACACCACCAGATATTAAAACAAAACCAGTTATATTGTCAGCTTGATTTTGTGACTCAGCAACAGTTCCAGACACTAAAACAGAGCCCGAAACACTATCAGCTTGGTTTTGGGTTTCAGTTATATCGCCAGCGTTTAATAAGCTACCAGTTATAGCGTCGGTTTGCGACTGTTGATTTTGGATGCCACCAACAACTGAAACCGATCCAGTTATACTTTCTATTTGAATCTGGCTTTCTGTAGTATCACCAGAGACAACGACGCCGCCACTCAATAACTCTAATTGTGATTGCTGCTCTGATAAGTTACCGTTGACGCCAGGTGAAACGACGGTGCCAGTGATGCTATCTGTGTTTGTTTGTTGTTCTAATGCGTCGCCAACAACTACAACACTGCCGTTAACACTATCACTTTGATTTTGCTGCTCGGAAGCGTTGCCGTTTACCGCTATTGTTCCATTTATTAAATCTGATTGCTGCTGCTGCTCGGTTACGTCACCAGTAACGCCACCACCACCAAGGTCGATCCATGCAGAACCATCTGTCGGCATGTTGACGCCCGTGGCATCGAAACCATTTGTCGTTTCTTCTAAAACTGGTTGTTGACCTGTGTTACTGTGGTCACTTACATCAGGATCGTAATATCTGTCATGCAGCCCTGAAGATGATAACAACTCCGCAAACTCTAGTTGACACGCTGCGCCGTTACCGCCATTGTACTGAGCTCCGAAATTAGTCGGACGGCTGCTTGTATATCGGGTTTCTTGTGCTGCTGTGGCACTACCATAACTTGTTCCGTTTATCTCAACAGAAAACAATCCAGTAGTTCTATTGTAATCAATGAATATCTCAATGGGGTTAGCGGTATTTACAGAAAACGTTGTTGTTAATGCCGTTCCTCCGACGGACACTTTTATAAATTCGCCACCTGTTAATGCTACCTCATAACCCAGTGAGAATCTATTTGAATCAAAAATTACATCATTAACCCCGTAAATGATGTAAGTGAACCTTAATCTAACGGAAGATGACTCGTCAAGCCCTTGCCAGGCCGCTGATGATAGATAGCCAGCTTCTGGTATCTCAATAGCCCAAGCCATTGCTTACACCATCTCAACAGTAAAACTATTGGACGCTCCTAGCTCTATAGTTAGGTCAGCCGCATTTCCAAGCGTTCTTAATCCAGTTAAATCAATAATATAACTACCCTCACTGCTGATATTTACAGTTCTACCCACAGGTTCATTTGTGTACAAGTCATTGGTTTTTGTTACTGTTGGCCTAACTGGCTCCAATAACTCGCCCACGACATTAACACGGATAGCCCCGCCCGCCTTCCATCCGCCAATCGTTTGCGTGTTTGTCTTGCCCCTTGCTTGCCTGATTTGTCTTAGTGTGCAATTTTCAAATTTGGGAGTTTGACCGATTGCCAATATACCGTCACGCTCATTTGTACTTATGACGCTTGCATCAACAAATCCTTGAAGCATCGCTTGCACTTCTGGTTTATGTACATCAAATTGAGTGCGCCCGTTTAGCGTTATCATTATGGCTTCGCTGGCATTTTGCAATAAATGCCCGTTAGTCTCAGATATACTTTTCACTTCAATTAGCTTTGATATTTGCGCCAAGTAACTAAGAACATTGCCAGCCTGAGCTGGCCCTTGAATAAACTCACTACTATTTTTTATAGCTTCTAACGCTTCTATATCACTTAAGCTATCGTATTCGGGTTTTGCTAATTCTTCGATAATATCTTGTAACATTAGAGCGTCCTTATAAAATTTAATATTTTCATTTCTTTAACCCAGCGATTATAGCAGTGTTCATTATCATTAAAAATTTTATTGATTAGCCGCTCTAAATAAATAAACCCAGGCTTTTCTTGATACGCATACTCCCCACAAAGGCCGCTGACGGTTCTGTTTTTCTTAAAGTGAGCAACCGCCGCAACAAGCTCATCAATTTGAAACCAAACGGCAACTGAGTATTTTTCGCGGAATAATAGACCAGCAAAAGTCAACGTAAGAAAAGACAGCACAACAACACTTTTTGAAAGAAAAAAAGCGATTGCAGTATAAACAAGAATGATCCACAGGAACTTAATAAACCTAACCAAGATTAACACCGCTGGTTTTTGTTTAATTATTGCCCTTTTTGCTTATTTAATCAATTAATTTGCATGTTGTTTGGGTTTTGTTATATAATTTAATTCCGAAACATAAAAAGAGAGTGTAAAAATGGAAAACGAAATAGTAGAACATAAAGAGCAAGAGCCTAGTGGCAGTATTTTTTCTGGTGATATGGTTGCGTTTGAAAATGCACAGCGTGTAGCAAAAGGGCTTTGCTCCTCATCAATTGTGCCAAAGGATTATCAAAACAATATTGGCAATACATTGATAGCTATGGAAATAGCAAACAGAACTAACAACAGCCCGATAACTGTTATGCAAAACGTCCATATAATCCACGGTAAGCCGTCTTGGTCTAGTCAGTTTGTGATAGCAGCGATTAACAGCTGTGGTCTATACAAGCACCCGTTACGCTTCAAGATGGAGGGTGAAGGCATGAGCCTGTCTTGCACTGCTTGGACTCGCTGCAAAGAGTACGGCGATATTATTGAAGGACCTAAAGTTTCAATGGAGATGGCGCAAAAAGAAGGTTGGTTAAATAAATCTGGCAGCAAATGGAAAACAATGCCCGAGCTTATGATCCAATATCGAGCTGCTAAATTCTTTGGTAATTTAAACGTGCCTCATATATTTATGGGTTTTCATGCGGATACAGAACAAGAAGATATTGCAGCAGGTCAGCAAATGAACGAGCAACCAAAGCAAGCATTTGTGCCAGCCCAAAAGCGCGAAGTTGAGCAACCACAGCAAGAAGTTGTTATCAATCCTGTTGATGAGGATTTCTAAAAACAAAAAGCCCGCAATTAAGCGGGCTTTTTTATAACTAAGATTAGTTATTTTTTCTTTGGTGTTGCAACTTCGACTTTTTTACCTTCCGTCTTAGCCTTTAGAATTCGGCTAGCGTTGCCAACTTCTTCTTCAACTTCAACGATAGAACCAGCTTCGACTTTTGCAAGTTTACCGTCAACAGACAAGTAACCACCTAAACATAAAAATTCTTTTTTAGCCATTAGTTATTACCCCGCCGCGTAAAGTGCGCATGTTTGACCATTATAGTCAGTTTTAACTTGCCAACCTGTAGCGTGCCAAACCATGAACTCATAGTTGTCATTGAAGCGCAAACGAGGCAAGGCAACTGTGCTTATCATCATTCCAGATAATGGACGAACCATTTCACCAGAAGACGGTAAGCCCATCAACTCATTGCCAGTTAATTTGTTTGTTGGCTTAAGCTCACCAACACCCATTAGACCAGTAAGCTCTTGCAAAATTGTAGTGCTATCATATTGCGCAGAGAAACGGCGCTCAAAGTTAGACACAATTTCACGAGATAGATAGAAATTAGCATCAGTTGTACAGTTGTTGTCGATATATAAAACATCGCGCAATTGCATAAACGCCGCTTTAATTTCTTCACCAGTTTTAGCTTGGTCAGTAAAATCAAAGTTAAGGCCACCAGCACCAAGATCCACTTGAGCAACGCGAGTTGTATCGTTTCGGATACCCTGCCAGCTTAAGCCGTCTTGAACTAAGAAGTTACCGTTCTTGTCCTTGAAGCCATCAAGGAAACTGTCAGCCATTGCAATACGCATAGAACGAACGGTTTCGCGGTTGTCATCAAGCAACGCGTCAAAGCCCTCAGAGCGTTGAGACTCAAGCTCGCGCCACTGACGGAAATAGCCTGCCGTTTGAATTGGCACGATAGCGCCGTCATATTTGTAATCAACTTGATCGAATAACGTACCAACTTGACCAGACATTGACGTCTGAACATTGCCAGCATCAGAGCCTTGACGGTACTGTGTTGTTAACTTGCCGATGTTAATACCACGAGCGCGCGGAATTAAATCATTAAGGAAAGCATCACCGTCATCAGAGCGCATGATTTGAACTGTGTCGCGCTCCATGTCTTGGTAAACATCACGAGGAACTAAACCAGCGTTAACACCGAACGTTTTTTCTGCCGCTTCAGCAGCTTGTCGATGTCGTTGGATCTCTTTCCATTGGTTAGCGTAAATCGCGTTTTTAATCGCTTGATTTGTTAATAACATATTTTAAAGCTCCTATGCTCTGTAGACTCTAACAAGAGCGTCAGCAGTTACGTTAACAATCTCATCAGCGTGAAATAAAACGGGAACAGTGCCGTCATTATCTGCGATAGTTAACTTTCCAGCGCCGTCTAATGTTAATCCTGTTCCTAACTCAGTGATGTTGTTGCCAGACGCAACCATCACATTAAAGAACTCACCCGAACGAGGTTTTAATGACTGCATGTTGTCATTAAGAGTCCAAGCTTCGTCTACATTTCGAGACATTAGCTCATTTCTGTTAGCAATCAAAACAGGTTTATTGAATGACGTGATAGCTGCAGTATCGTTAATTTCTAAGCCTGCATTAGCAGCAGCTTGTTGAACCAACATGCCTGGCAAAATACCCGCTTCAGCGCAAATACCTTCGAGTTGCAAAGGTTGGCATTCGCCTGACTCAGCAGGGCCAACATAAATAGAACGCTTTGTAATTGTAGTAGCCATTATTCTTCCGCTCCTAATTTCCAGCCATCGTCGTCACTGTTAGCAACTGGATCAACGCCGTTTGTTTGATAATCTGGCTTAATGCTATTAACCATTGCTTGTAGTGCTTCTACTTGCATTGATTTAGCAGCATCTTCATTTAAGCCAAACGCTTTATGAGCTACAACCTTGCTAACAAGATCGGCTTTTTCAGCCTCTTGCGCTTCATTGGCTTTTTGTTCAAGTTTGTCAAATCTTTCACTTAAAGCGGCAACTGAATTAACAATAGCGTCTAACTTGCTATTATCTTCAGAATCGCCAGCGTTTGCGGCTAAAGATTCATTGTATTTAGCCAGCAAATCAGCTTCAGAAATATCAGCATTTACGCTAATACCCTTTGCTGATAATGCGGCGATCATGGTTTCGCGCATAGGATCTACACCTTCATTTGTTTGAATATCAATCTCATTGTAATTGTCTTTTTTATTATTTGCAAATAGCTTGTTGACATAGGCTTTTATTTTAGATAGTAGCGCGTCGTCATTGTCGATTACACCTATGCCTTCATCTTCAGCAATATCAACATTCACAAAAATAGACTCAATCTCTTGGCCGTCGTGATTTGCAAAAATACCGACGTTTTGGTGGGGCTGGTTTGCGCCAATTTCATCAAGCAAAATGGCGTCGTGGTCCCAATTCATATTTGATGCGATCCACGTATATCGATCTCCTTGCTCGTTGGTTTTGGGTTCTTCAAGTTGTTCAACTTCAAGGAATACGCCCGTGCTTGTGTGTATCGGCTCGCCTTTGCCTTTTTCGAGCATATTTATTCTGTTTAATAAATCACGGCCTTTGTCAGACTTCATCGCTTCAGCAACAGGGATGGCTTTATCAACTTCAATAACATCAAGCTGTTCATTTAGTCGAACATTTTCATTCTTAGCGCCGATAATGTAGCCATTCGTTACCGCGTCTGGATCGGTTGCGCTAATGTGTTGCTCATTTGTGTTTTTTGGGTGTCCAAGTGGGGCGTGAGTGCCGTTAAGTCCAAGATATGATTTGTCTCGCTCGCTCTTGGGGTATAAACCGTTGTTCATAACCGTATCAGCTGGCAGTGTTTTTGATGGCAAGATTATATATTCAATCCCGCCGCGGGTTTCGCGTTTAATTCCGCTAGCGTTAACTTTAGATACAAAGTTAACAAGGAGTCTTTTAGTCATAATATCACCGTGCATTATCCGTTGAATAAATAATACACGATAATTTTAGATAGTGCTATTTAGTGATAGGTTTACAGTTAACGATTGACTCACAAACAAGAATAATCGCATATGGTACTTTATGCCGCCCATTGCGCCACCCTTTTATTGTAGTCAGTGAAACTCTGAAGAAATCGGCGGCTTGTTGATTTGACCAACCGATTTGCTTTTGTAGTTCGAAGTATTTCATAAATCACCAAAAGCCCGCAGCTAAGCGGGCTTAATTAAATTATTCAAAAACAGAATTTGCTAGCTCTGTTACATCAATACACTCAAAAACAATAATCTCTAGGTCGCTAAATTCTTTATTTTCACCGTTAGTTGTTATACAGCAACCAGCTTGCGGGCTGTATCTGCCATCTGTTGTTTGAACATAAAAAATAGCAGTGAAAGGCTTGTTGTTAATTAAAACTTCCACTGCAACCTCTGCTGTTTCGTCGCAAAAATCAGAAACGCAAGCCGCACTATCAAGAATAATAATTTTACTTGTGCTGTAGTTTAGTTCTGGATATGCGGCGCTATTTTTCTCAAACGACTCAATAAGCTCGTCTCTTGAGTTAAACGTGTCTTCAACTAAAAAACCGTGCACGCTGCCATTTTGATTAAGAGTGTATTTTACTTTGTTCATCTTTCGAGTCCTCGATTTTGCAACTGCGTTATTGCCGTTGCTTGATATGAATAATAGGGTAGATTCCGCCCTATGTAAAGCGGTTATTTCAATTTATTTAAATTATTTTCTAAACGCCTTCACCAAGCCAGCAATAGCGCCTATTTTCTCATTGCCATTGATAGCAGCGTGACGACTTTCGGTCTCGGTTCTCAAGTCACCGAAATAAGCCCTGACAACATAAGCAAACGGGCTGACAACAACGCCGAACACCGCAGCCATATCTAAGCTAAACGCAGCCTCAGCGCCGTTCGTTGAGTAGGTGTAAGCAATAGAGATAACAAACAAGCTAGAAAGAAAGCACAAGAAGCGCATAGCGTCTTTGACTATCTTGGCTCTAGTTTCTTGCCCGTCTGCCTTCGTCATTGCTTCATAGCGTTTTGTAAGCTCTTGCTCTTTTGTTTCTTGCAAGTCTATTTCAGCTAGTTTTATTTTTACGGCCTCGCCTGCGCTGTTTATATTTGCCATTGCGACACTACCAGGAGTATCAATATCAATCTTCTTATCGTCTGGCAAAAGCCCGTTAGCCACAGCAACCACGGCAGCACCAAGCGGGTGAGTTGACAGCGCGGCAGCGCCAATGGTTTTAATTATTTTTAGTATGTTCATACAAAAGCTCCGACAACCAAGACAACAACACAAACCCAAACGCACAAAGCGCACGCCGCTAAGCATTTACGATAAAACCATTCGCTCATAAATCACCATAAAATTCTAAGTAATCAAGATAATAATCATGCGCCTCAGCCTTGCCATGCACTGTATTCCAATGTTTTTTAAGATACATGGCAATCGCCATCAAATCATCAGCGGGAGGCAGCGCTTCAGGCTTCATAAATAAACGCTGGCGAAACATGAACACTTGATAACGCAAATCATAAACCAATGCGCTTTCGCTCCACTCAATACCCATGAGCTGCGCATTCTCGCAACAAGTGTCGCCGTGCTGCCAAATTGTATCGTGGGTTGCTGGCTCTATTTGGAACACGCCAAGGGCTGGGCCGTTTTCTTGGTAAAGATACTCGCCTAGCTTTGACTCGTGAGCCGCACACATCAACGCCGCTACAAGTGAGCTTTCGCTATAGCCTTTTGGTATGTGCTGCAACGTTTGACTTACGAATTTTTTAAATTGTTTTGGATTGAATCCCACGCTCTTCTCCTCGCGTTTTCTAATGAATCAGTGTAAGTGAAAACAGTCTCCTTGGTTGCTTTTAATGCACCGTCAAACGAAAAACCGTTTTCCACAAGAAAATCAATAGCTTCATATATAGTTTTCTTTTTAGCGCCAGCTCTGTTCAAATAAGCCCACGCAACGCAATCTTTTGTGCCTGTGAATTTGGCAATCTGAGTGATAGTATAAATCCTGTTTTCATAAAATCGCTTAAATGCTGCAACCCTACTGAATAATTTGGTAGGCGCTCTTTTCTTTTTCGGTTTAGCTGAATCTTCTTTTTTGCTTTCAACGAAAACAGGAATATCAATCATAATGCTCTCCCGTGTTGCCATTTTGCCCGATACTTTCAATGCGGTCATTATCGGGCCAAGATGGACCTTTGTTTAAATCATTGTTGTTTACAATCGCCCTTCTCTGTTTGTATAGGTCTTCAAGTATGTCTTCGACTGTTTTGATTTTAACGTCAATAGCTTGCAGATCAGCAGTTTGTTTTATAGTCATAAAATCACCATAAAAAAGCCGCAATTAAGCGGCCCGTTTGTCTAAAAAGGAATATCGTCTTCAAAAATTGGCATTTTATTTATCTGCTCAAGTGTCGCGCCTTTAGCCAGTAGCTCAGCATGAGTCCAAACTCGATCCTTGCCTTGTCGATCTGGCATTTGCTGTGCTTGCGGTTGTTGGTTTTGTTGCCGCGGTTTGCTAACAGCCCCAGCTGCCATAGCTGAAATGTAACCAAGCTTAGCGTTAACAAGCTCAAGCGTGATCAACTGCTCGCCGTTGTCCTTAGTGAATGTATCAATTTTAATTTGCTCACCTGACAACTCAACGATGGCGCCTTCTATTAAATTATCGCGCAAGAACTGGATTTGTGACTGGTTATTACTGAAGATGGCAGCACTGTAATTAGTCCAGTCATTTGTTTTTGATTCTCTATTGTAGAATCGCTCACCAACGCGAACATTGAACCCAGTGTATTCGCCTGCCGCAAATTCGCTTGCTGCCTTGTTTAATTTACCTGTTACCGAATGCATTTCTATTCCTCTATATCTATTAGTTTCATTATTTTGTATGTCCCGTTGTTATAGCGATCTCCACACCAGAAGTGTAACGCTTCAACACTATTAAACACTGATGTATACTCACACCCGCCACTAATTTGAGCAATAAACAATTCTTTTGGGGCTGGTTCTAAATCGCTATCAAGCACATTGCAAACACACTCACCATCACCAACAAGACTGCAGTAAGCACCGTCACAATCAAATAAAACTGATTTAACAGTGAACTCACGTCTACAGTAAAAAACCTTATCCCCAATATTAAACTTACTTTCAAATGTAGCCATGTTTTCCTCTCTTATTTAAATCAACTAACAAATCTTAAACTAACAAAACTTAAATTGCAATGCGTTAAGCAAAAAAAATCCGCGTCAGATTGGGTGCTGCGCGGACTTAAAACTATAGCTATGCTGTTAGCTTGTTTAGTATACGTTATTCAACAAAAAATTCAACTTCATCACTTGGCGCAAATGCCATGATAAACGCGTCTGCCAGATTAGGGCTATTTACGCCGCGTTTTAATAAATCTTTCTTGCTTTCTACTTTATCTCGCCCGTTGTTATCAACATCCCTTAGCGGTGTTGATAACTCAGCGACCAATCGCCCCAAGTTATCCATATTTCCATCAATGCTTATGAGCTCGTCAGTAGTATAGTTATGATTGCCATTAACAACGTAATCATAAGTGTTTCTTAATCTATCAGCCACTAGCCACCACGCTTGCGCCTTTAAATTTGCAAATTTATCTTTATTAGTTATCTTGTCGTAATCGCTATAATAACCATCTGGATCAACTAGGCTTGTGCTGCCAGCGTTAAACTTATCGAATTTTATTGCTATGTAACCACTGTCACCAGAACGAGCTTGATTTATCTCGTGGAACTTTGCGCCACATGTAGCGCCGACACCTATTGAGTCGTAATTAATTTTTGCGTTTAAACGTCTAGCTGTGTTATATGCCCTAGAGCAAGACTTAAGCAACTCATCTTCACCAGCATGCCATTCGTCACACTCCGTCGCTATAGAGCCTTTAACCGCTATAGTAGCGCATGCGTCACCGCCGTCGTCTGCAACATCAAACCCTAATTTTGATTTTCCGCAGTCCATGTCGCTTATTATCAAATGAGCATCAATTGCCGCGTTAATCCATTTCAACTTAATTATAGCTCGATCATCATTTCCTTTGGGCTTGCCTAGGTATATATGCTCATACGCATCTGGGTCAGTGTTTTTTAAGTGCTCGATCTGCGTTAGCATTGTTTGAGATAAAAACGGATTGTTGTCATAGTTTATCTGTTTTATTACGCTATCGGGCTGCGGGTTTGTTACATAATGCTCATAAACATAATCATTTATTAGTTTTGGGTTAAAAACTATCCATATTTCAGAGCCTTGCTGCCTAATTGATGGTTCTAGTATTTCCATTTGCTCCCTGACTGTAGCGTGAGCTTCTTCAATCCAAAGAACTCCAACACTCTCTACAGACTTTATCTCATCAAGATTTCTTTGTATGCCATAGAAAATAAACTCAGATCCAGTGACTCTATGAAATATCTTTGACGCCTGAATATCGAAATACTCAGACAAGCCAAACCGCTCGATTTGTATTTTAAGAAGCGAGTAAACTGACTCTGCTATTTTATTTTGAAACTGGCGAACACAAAGAAATTTAACTTTGCAAAAATGAGCCATTCGTATTGCATTTGCCGCTGCATCCCAGCTTTTGCTTGATGCTCTTCCGCCGTGCAGTATTTTATATCTTGAAGGTGTTGCCCAGAAATCCCGTAAATACGGGTTCATAGAAGCCCGTTCCATTAATCTTTTTTAGCTTCTGCGTAGAAGTCTGACATCGTCCTAGGTGTCATTGATCCATCGCTAGATTTTATATCTTGTTCTACTTTGTCCGTGTATCCATGGCCTGCCAGAAGTAACTTAGAAATCTGATGGTTTACTTTGCCAGTAAGAGAATCATTAATCAAATCCAGCTCCTGCATCTCATTAATTGCGCTGATGGTGTCCGAAAACCCTTTGTTTTCTTCCTTCTTACACCAATCGTACACAGTGGATTTAGCCACGCCAGCGAACCAGCAGTAGCCGACAACCGAAGGTACGGTGTGACCAAGCTCTTTGTAAGTCTCCAGGTACTCTAGAGCTTTGGCTATGTAGCTTTCGTTGTATGTTGTTGGTCTTCCGCCTAGGTTCGCCATGGTTACCGCTTGTTGATGATATGGACGCGCCACGGTAAGAGAGGTGAACCGCGACGCTTTAAACTGTTTAACTAATGTTATTTGAATTTGACGAGAAAGGCAAGTTTTTTGGTGTTATTTGTTGTTTGTGTAAGAAGATGTATTCTTGGTAAGGGTTGGGTAAGACAATCTTACCAGCGCCAGGCCATGCGTGGTAAGGGTTTCGCCCAAAAATGTAAGATTGTAAGGTTTTTGCGCGTTTGCCCCTTTCACCCTAAAAACAGCAAAAAAGAGTAAATATATATATATATATATATATATATATATTACATTCTTACATTTTTTATTGTTTTTCTTATATTCCGTGGGCTGTAGCGGGTAAGATTTTCTTACATGCATCTTACCCATCTTACCCAAAGTAACATAAATCTAACATTAGCATCGGCAAATAATCTTTAAATTTAATTAATTTCGCCTTGCTTTTGTAATACAAACGATGCTAAGGTTTATTCACTTTAAAACGGGAGGCTTACATGGCGCAAAGAAAAGACAATAAACAAATTGGTTCTTTTAGGATGGATAAAGACCTAAAAAGACAGGTTGAAGAAATGGCTAAAAGAGAGAATCGATCATTCAATAACATGCTTGAAGTTATTTGCCGAGCGGCTGTAGAAAACCAACAATAAATTTAAAGTGAGGCAGTCTAGTGAACAATCAATTAACGGTCGTGCAAACTGAGTTAAATGAGATTTACGAGAGAGCAAAACTAAACGGGACAACACCGCTAAAGCAAGCTGTTTTTGAAAATAGCAGGCTGGTGAATACGCCTTCATTATGGGGTGATTTAATTTCCATTTCTGATGAAGTTGATCACTACAGCAAAGTAAAACTAATGAGTGGGAATGAATGTTTTTTCAGTCAGTTTTGCATGGCAATATCTGGAGCAATATTATACCCAAGCTCAAGCGCGTTCTTGCATGGGTTGGGTGTTCTGGCATCGTCAATGATGAAAAAATTCAAATTTGACTACTATGAAGAAACAAAACCTGTAAATCTTTATGTCGTTACAGCTCAACCACCAAGCTCGGGCAAATCTGGTTTAAATAACATGCTTGTTAATCCGATCAGAAAGGAGTTTGAGAGAATTAATGATGAAAACGCATTTGAGCGCAGGAGATTGACAAAAAACTTAGCTCAAATTGAGAAGGATTTAGACAAGGAGACTAATGACAACGCGATAAAGGAATTGCAAGCCAGGCAAAAGCTGGACGCTGAAAAGCTAAAAAAGGTGGCTTTCTATAAGCACTCAATAGATGACGGCACAGCGGAGGCTATAGAGCGTGTAGCAGGCCGACAAGATGGGTATTTTAGTTTGATTAGTGCTGAGGCGACAACTATCGAAATCCTTTTGGGTGCTATCTACGGCGGCGGCAAGTCGAATTTAAGCATGTACCTAAAAGGCTGGGATGCTGAATATTGCTCAATAGAGAGGGCTGGTCGTGAAACTAATGACGCCTGGTATTGTGGCTGTTTAGCGGTGGCTGGTCAAAGTAAATCAATCGAGGAAATTATGCGGGCTGGCGAAAGTGGCCAAGGCGTTAATGAGAGAATGCTTATGCTTCGAGAAAAGCCAATGATTGGCTATAGAGATTTTAGCAAAAGAAAACCAGTACCAAAGGAAATGAAGGATAGTTATGAGCAGTTGATCAAAAATATAATTAATTCTGATGTTGTTAAACTCACGCTGTCAGAAGAGTCACAGGAATTTATGAATAACTACCGCCAAAACATGGAATATGACTTAAGACCTAACGGCAAATTTGGCAACTCAATGATTGTCGGGTTTATCGGTAAAGCAGATAAGCAGATTGTAAAAATAGCCGCGGTTCTTCACGTTGCAACTGATTGGCTTGAGGGAGGGCAAAGGCGCAGTCAAATTGATGATGATGTTTTACTTCGGGCGGTAGGAATATTTTCTGCGTTAATTGAGTCATATATCGACTCGGCTCATTCTGAGGGGTATGCAAAGGACACAGCTCAGCTTGAGGCTATAGCTAGCAAGCTAGATGATGCACATCAAAAAGGAAAAGTTAAGATAACACTAAGGGATTTAAGGGATAAAATCAGGAATTTAAAAGCGTTTAAGGGTGTTGATGTTTTGACTGATAAGCTTAGGAATGAGTTGCTTCCAGAGCTTGAGGAGCGTAATTTTATAGCGTTTGATGGTGAGTCAAATATATATATTAATCCAAAATTGTAGGGGTGAGTTATGAGTAGTGAAAAAATGTTAAACGCAATGATACAAAAAGGATCTAAAGTCTCAATTACGATAGAGATAGTTGATCAAGAAAAAGCCAGTAGATTACTTGGCACAATGTACGATAAATGCGTTGATGAATTTGGCGTTAAGGTTCATTTATGGGGTAATTGCGATTTAATAAAAGCTGATGAAATTAGGCACGGAAAACTTAATGAGTTAAAAGAACGGTTCCAGAGTGAGTTTGATCGAATAATAAACGAAAGAAGTTTTGATTTAATTGAATCAGATAAAAACAATTTATTTTAGGAGTAATTAAGAATGAAAATTAAAGACTTAAACGAAAAAGAAGAAAAAACACTAAACTACGCGCTCGATAATTTTGAAAAGAAAGTTGCTTTAATGGAAATAGATTCAATTGATGCGGCTGTGCTGTCTATGTTAATCCAAACAGGTGTTGAACGCGGCGATTTAAATGAAAATGCTTACCGATGCGGCTTGGTTAGATACAAGCAAGCCCAAGCAGCTGCGCGTGACTTATTTGAGTTTGATGAAAAATACCATCGCATTTTACTAGACTGCGCCAGCACTATACTTTTGAAACACGCAGTTATTCACCGTGAAATGTTTATGGGTACAAAGAGATGACCGCCTGGTTTCCCTTCTGCACCGTCATAGAGCTGGCACACGAAGACTTCTGGGCTACTGGCCCGCTCTTTGATGAGTTGGATTACTTTTTACTGTGTTCTCAAGCGACGGCGACAGAACTAAATCGAATAAATAAAACTATTTTTAATTAGAGAGAAGAACATGAAAACTGTTAATTTGTGTATGAGCGGCGGAAGAACTAGCGCTTATATGGTTGAAAAAGTTTTAGAACTACAGGCTCAAGGTTATTTTAGCAATACAGATTTTGTTATAACATTTGCAAACACAGGTCGGGAGCACGAAAAAACGCTAGAGTTTGTTAATAATTGTGATGAAAGGTGGCGCAAGCTTTACAATAATAAGGTTATCTGGCTTGAGGCTGTTGTGCATGAAGGAAGGCGACCTTGTAGCCACAAAGAAGTTCACTTTGATAGTGCGGATCGTGATGGAAAGTTATTTGAAGAAGTGGTAGCTAAGTATGGTTTGCCTAATAATAGTTTTTATCACTGCACACGCGAATTAAAAGAAAATACTATAATGAGCTACCTTGATTCGTTGGGAGAAAAAAAAGGACACATTGATTGCGGTGTGTTAGTACCAGCAACTTATGAAACGTGGATAGGAATTAGAGCAGACGAGCCCAAGAGGCTAAACGGAAACAGGAGCGGAAAGCAGTACAAGGTTTTCCCGTTGGCCGGTGAGTTAATTGAACTTGGGGCCTCTAGTAGTATTAGCTTGAGCTGCGATAAGCAAGACGTATTAGACTTCTGGGAAGATATGCCATTTGATTTAAATTTACCTGAGCATTTAGGCAACTGTATTGATTGTCATAAAAAATCATTTAAAAAGTTGAAAATGGTTTATGAAGACATGGGCGAAGAGGCGTTTCGTTTTCCTGCTTATCTGGATAACAAATACAGCAAAACAAAAGCGCAGGTTCTTGATGGCGGCGAAATAAAGGAAAGAAAAAGATTTAGGGGATACAGGGATACTAGGCAGCTAATTGCAATGTTTAGTGAGATAGAAATAAACACAAAAGACTATAGCGAAGAAAGCGGTGGGTGCTCAGAGAGCTGCGAGGCGTTCATGGATAGCAACAAAGCGGAGGAGCAGTTAGATTTATTTAAATAACGCTTGCATTTTATCTTAACCAAAACTAAACTAACAAAATCCAAACAAGAGAGGTTTAATAATGAGTTTAACACAACAAGTTCGCCGCGCAGGTGAGCCAAATATAACTGACTTGAATTACGAATACGAGCCGCAAGTATTGGGTGAAGACATCAAACGAGCTGAAAAGCTTCTGGCTGACGCAATAGAGGAACTAAGCGGTTACAAAGAAGGTGATTTTGAAAGTCGACAAGAGCTGATTGACACAGCTCTTGATGAATGTAAAACAGCTTTAGAGAGGATAAACAATGACTAACAAATACAACAGAACAATCAAAAAAGGCGGCAAGCAAGTTGTCGTTGATGTATACGACGTTTTAGATGCTTTTGACGTCAAATGTCCCGCATTGCAACACCTAATCAAAAAAGCTTTATGTGTTGGCATTAGAGGTCACAAGAATGAAGCTCAAGACTTAGAAGATATTCTTGACAGCGTGAACCGCGCTATTGAGCTTTTTAATGACAGGAATTCGACTGAAAATGAGCAGAGCTTAGAGGATTTAATTGCAGACAATTTATGTAAGTCACCTATCGACGTTGCTTTATACAATATACAAACAGGTGTTGAAGATGACTAAGCCAAAGAAGCGAAACAAGAAATATAATAAATATAAAAATGCGGAAATCTGCACAGACTACGCACTAAAAAATGTTTTTGTCGCGTTTGTCACTGGCCAAGATGATAGTTGTTTAGTTATCAACAGAAAAGGCGAGTTATTACACACTAGCTACAAGCTGTATAGAGCAATAGCTGAGGTTAAGCATAAATGGTCAGTTTATATGTCAGTTTTTGGCTTTGAGCCTTGTGGCAACCCTTACAATAAATCAAGCGAGGTATCAACAAAAGTAAGGTATTACCAGCGTGATTTAGTTGATGTTCTTAACAAAGAGCATCAAAAGTTAGTTAAAAATTTTAATCAAGAGCAAAAGCACGGTGCTGGCTGGATAGCCTCTCCTGTTGGTGTTATGTTAGAAGAAAAAGAAGCGTTTAATATATTTGAAAAGTTGGGGGCTTGGTCGTGAAAACGAATAAAAGTAAACAACAAAAAATGAATGAGCTGCATGAAAAACACAAGCAGCTAGTAGAGAAAGGAGACATAGCTGGAGTCGCTCAAATTTGCGCTGAAATACACCTTCTAGCTGCGGAGATTACACATGAAACACGAAACGCAAGAACACCAAAATTATGATCCACCTAAAGAGCCGCCAGACTGGTATTTTATTGTCAGGCTTGTCTGGATGGTGTTTGTTTTGTTTATTTTTACATTGGGGTTTGTTAAGTGATTAACTACAAAACAGATATAGAGCCGCATTTGCGCGGCTTGTGGCCTGACATTTTCCGCCAGTACGGGATCGAGGTTGGCGACTTTAAAGGCCGCAACACCAAAAATAGTTCTTGCCCGTTATGTGGCGGTGTCGATAGGGCGCACTTTAGAGACGATAATGGCCGCGTTTCTTTGTACTGCCGACATTGCGCCGCCGATAGCATGAAAAGCCCCGAGAGCGTTGTCATGGAGCACCAAAACATAGATTTTAAGCAATTTGCGGGTGACATGGCTAACTACTTAAACCTAACGCCCATTGAAAAGCGTGAAAGCGTTAAAAAGAAAAATCAAAAAGTGTCGTTTAGTCTGCCGAGCTGTCACAAGCAAGATCCAGAGGCGGCGGCAAAGTTCTTAGCTAAAGCTGATCAACGCGGTCACTTTGTTGTCAAGAGCGGTCACGATGGCAGCTTGCAGGGTGTTTATATTCCAATGTATAACCATTTACAGCAACTTGTGAATATCGCAAAGGTTGTTGACGATGGCTACAGATTCCAAGCGGGCGCAATTAGCTATGGCGCTTTTGGTATAATCGAAGGCAATGAAAATGTAATTTTATGTAACGACCACCGCGACGGATTGAAGATTCATAATGACACGGGCGCAACTGTTTTGATTACATTTTATATTTTAAATATGAACTTTTGCGTCTATAAAGTGCCAGGTTTTGACAAGCTAAAAGTGGCGCTGACGGGGGCTGATAAAGAATACTTTAACGGCTTTAATGATGTTATTAGTGTTTGACTTTGGTTAGTTAATGTTTCATGGTTAGAGGTATACCCACAAAAATTAACGGAACGAGCGGCAGCGAGTTTCCATTAGATTTAATTGTTATGTTGTGAAAACAAACAGAGGAGTTGATTTATGAAATTTTTTTCTTATGACCCGGAAGATGGGTTGAGCACGCACGACACCGCGGAAGAGGCAAAACAGGAAGCAGATAATTATATTGACCACTACCGCGACCACGCCGATGAAGGCTGGGATGAAATGGTTGAGCAGGTTTGTTGGGGTGAGGTTAAAGAGCAAGCAGCTATGTTTGAATTAGATAAAACGGTGCAAATTGAGGGGGTTGAGGTTTGCTGCGTTGATTATAGCTTAATAGAAACATAACCTGTGCCTACAGCGGAAAGCTTACTAGGCACTAGACTATTTAAAATAAACAACTGTTGCTTTTCCGCTGATAGCAGTTGTTATAACGAGATAATGGAGATTTGAACGATGGTAAAGCTTGGTAGAATGTATCAACACAATAAAACAAAATCTGAATATTTAATTCAAAACATAGGAAAAATGAAAACGGAAGGGGAGTGGGTGCAAAGTGTTAGTTATATGAATAATACGGGTGACATGTACACGCGCAGCATGTGCGATTTTAACGAAAACTTCACACTTATAATTGAGTAATCGTTATAACAAGTAGTTAATAGGTTTTGAGGTACGAAAAATCCTTTTAACGTAGTGTTATAAAAAACAAAAGAGAGGAAAACATGCAAGAACACAACACACACAAGATAGCTGAAGCAGAAAGGCTTGATAAAGCTATCGAAGAATTCAAAGCGAAGGGCGGTAAGATAACAGTGTTAACACCGCAAACGCTTACAAAAACAAAAGCTGAGTTCAATAAATCACTTAGCGAAAAACAAGAGCCAGACTTAGACACTGTTAAAAAAGTTGAGTCTTCTTTCGATGATATTAACAGCAGGCACTTTAGACGATGAAAAGCAGCGCGATTAGTGATAAAGAAAGAAGTCAAAACGAGCGTAACTCGTGGGGCACGCCACAGTATGTGTTTGATTATTTTGATAAGCGCTTTGGTTTTACTGTCGACGCGGCTGCTAATGAAGAAAACGCAAAAGTTGCTGTTCACTGGAATATAGACGACGACTGGTTTTTAGCTAGCCGTGAAGAATTGCTTAAAGAGGGGTTTACTAGAGTTTGGTGTAACCCGCCATACTCAAATATTAAACCTTGGATTGAGCAAGCAAGAAAAGACAGGGAACTAGGTATATTAACCGCCTTACTTGTGCCAGCAACACCAGACGCGGGCTGGTGGCCTCTTGATGCAAATGAATATATATTCATTACAAAAGGTCGTCTTGCGTTTATTGATCCAGTTACGGGTAAGCCAAAGAGCGGAAACTCAAAAGGCTCTGTTGCTATTGTGTTTTGCCCGTACGCGCCACAAGGTATTGTTAAATTTATTAATAGGGATGATATGAGATGAACGTATTAAGCCTATTTAACGGTATGTCTTGCGGCATGATGGCGCTAGAAAGATTAAATATAAAGGTAGGTAAATACTACTCTAGCGAAATTGACAAATACGCAAACAAGGCCAGCGAAACGCTTTACCCTGAAATCATTCAGCTAGGTGATGCCACTAAATGGCAAGACTGGAGTATTGATTTAGGTAGTATTGATTTATTAATGGCTGGCTTTCCTTGCCAAGCTTGGTCGATGGCAGGCAAACAGAAGGGCGATAATGACCCGCGCGGCGCATTGGTTCACGATTTAATTAATATCTGGAATGCTATCAATCACGAGAGAGGAAACCAAGGCAAAGACCCTGTTAAGTTTCTTTTTGAGAATGTAAAAATGAAAAAGGAATTTTTAGATTATATTAATAATTTATTT